AGGAACACAAAGAAGTCGCGGCTCTCGGGCCACGATGCCGGGCGGATGGTGTCACCCGGCCAGTCGGCCACGGCCAAGTCGCCGGCCTCGATGTCGAGGAACAAGGTGGTGGCAGGGTCGAGATCTTTGAGCCGGGTGGTTTTGCCGATGCCAGACTTGCCCAGCATCAGCAGCTTCACGCCCTTGCGCTCGGCCATGCGCTGCTGTGCGGAAATGATGGGGAGGCTCATCACGCGGCCTCCTTCAGATCATCGGCAACGGCGGGATTCCAGAGAATCTGGTAACCACTGTGCCCGTTGCGCGAGTACGGCATGGCCTCGGCCCATGCTTCACCAGCTTCGGTCAATTCCCATTCGTCGCGGTCGTTGCGGAACTGCAGGCCAGCCGCTGCCAGCATCTGGTTCGTGGCCTTGGCCGAACGGTTGAGCAACTTGCCAAGCTGGGTGGCGTTCAGGGCGCAGATCGGCTCATTGGCCGACGGCAGCGCGCGGCGCAACACCTCGGTGGCGATGCCGGTGTTCTCCTGAATGCAAGTCAGGGTTGCCGCCGCAGCGATGCCCGGCTTGACGCCCGGCACCTTCGCCACGGCCTCGCCGATCAGCAGGATCGCGGATACGCGGTCGTGGGTCGGTGCGGGCAAAGCTGCCAGCGCACCGGGAGCGGAATAGCTGCCCGTCTTGCGGATCGCAGGCAGTACCTCGTGGGTGACCCAGCGCTTGAAGCGCTTGGCCTCTGGCTTGCGACTCTTGAGAATGGCTGCAAAGAGCCCCGGTTCATTGATGACCAGCATCTCCTGGTCACCAGAGGGGGTACGCACAATCTGCGTACCCCGCTCGTCGTCATCAAGAGAACGGGTCATGTCGCTGGCCATGCGGTATGCCAAAGACTGCGCAATGTCGCTCGCAACAAACCAAGGCTCTCCTTGTTCGTCAGTAACGACACGAACAGGCTGACCTTCGAAATCAAAGGGAATGAGTTTTGTGCTCATGGCCATTACTCCGAATCAAGGGAAAGGGTGAAAGACGGCTTGCCGGAATCCACGGTGCGGGCAACGGCGAATTGCTGCTGCAGTGCCGGAGGCCAGTTCGTGTAGCGGGATTCGGAAACGGACAACTTGATGTCGAGATAGCCCTCGACCTTCTCGCCCGACGCCACGATGCGTTCGGCGATTTCGGCCAGTTGCTGCTGGTTCCAGCTGACTTTCTTGGGCAACTCGAACTTGAGATGCAGCGGGCCATCGGTGATGTGGGCGGTGCCGAAATCGCGGCCGGATTCACGCAGTGCTGCGCGGGCCTGTTCGCCGTAGGCCGCGTCGAGCGCCGCATCGAACTTGGTGCGCGCCTTCTTGAGCCAGTCGATGGCCGCATCGAGGTTCTTGTCGATCTCGGCTTTCTGCGCGGGCGGCAGTGCGGCCAGTTGGCTGACGGACATCTCGGCGATGTCGGCGGGAAAGATGGTCAGATCGCTCATGGTCATCTTCCTTACTGATACGCACGAGCGAAGGTCGAGTAGCGCGCAACACGCCGCTCGAAGGCTTCGACTTCAGAGATCAGGTAGGTGACTCGTGCACCGAGCTTGCAAAAGATCGGTCCGAGTTGTTCCTGCCGCCAACGGCGCAGGGTTTTGACAGAAAGCCCCCAGCGACTAGCCAGTTCGTTTTCAGTCAGTGCGATGCACGGTTGTGCAGTGGGCGTCGATGGCACGCGGGATGCGTGGCCATATCGACGAGTTGGGTGGGTATTTGCCATTTGCAGTGCTCCTTTGAACTAAACGGGCACTGCTCATTCTTCGAATCTGACGCCGGATCGTGTCCGGATGCCTTTCCGGAAAAATCGCCGGAAATTTACTGCCGTGTGCGCAACCGGTAATGGCCGCGCTGACCGTCGATGCGCATAAGCCAAGGCGTCCATCCAGAGCCGAAAACGCTGCCGGGGTCTTTGCCACAGCCTGTCCGCCTAACGACATCCTCCCATTTGAGACTGTGCTGCTGGCGTGCCCTCCAGAACATCGCAATGACTTCCTTCTGCTTGCCCTTGAATACTTTGGGCTCGGCCACGCAGGCCAGTTTTAGTCTGCCGGTATCCGCATCGAAATACTCATCCGGATCGTCTGCATCGGCAGCGACGCCCTTCAACAAGCGATGGAGGAGCTCGGTGTCATAGGAAAGGCCGTCGCCGGCATTCACGAGCAGCCGGTCGATGCCACAGGTTTGGTGACTGTTCGGCAGTTCGATATCCAGGTCGTGTGCCGTCAGCACGATGCCTTGGCTGGGCCGCTTGGCGCTGAGAAGCGCTTGCCGCAAGTCCTGATCTGCAACATTCATGCGGCGGGCAAGATAAACCGGTGCGTGTCGATGTGTGTTGCCCACTCGGATATTGCCCAAATGCCAGAGGTGATCTGCGATGAGCTCCCGACTGGATGGCCGCTGTGAAGGCTCGATTTCGAGCAGGTCGCAGATCTCTCCCATCCACGCATCAATGTTGACCGCGTACAGCGTGATATCCGCCAACGGTCGCGTGACAACCCGGCCACGGCAACCCGGGCTTTGGTAGCAGTAGGTTTGCTGGTCATCGTCGACATCAACCTCGACCTCATGCTCACTGTCGAGAACCGGTACAAGGATGTGTGTCAGGTGTCCATCAGCAATCACCCAGCGCCGAGCGAGGAAAGCTGCCGCGTGTCCACGCAAATCGTCGGACGACAGCCGTTCCTCGAGGCTGCGAGCACGCTCTAGCATCAGCAAGTATTCCGAATGCAGCATGGTCACCTCAGTACTGGCGGGCGCAGTCAAGTTGCATGAGCTGGGCAAACACCAGTTCGCTATCGGCTCTGGTCAACTTGCCATCATTGAACCCGTTGGGCGTTGTGATCTGCACTGTCACGTCGTGCGCTTTGCGATGCGCAGTCGGGGCGATCCGGAAGGTCAGCTTGACCTGCTTCACGACGTAATTTGTCAGGTCGACGAGCGGATAGACCGTGCCCGCCACCTCGTAAATATTGCGATCCTCGAAACGGTCGCGCTTGATCAGCAACGGGTTCTCCACGCGGCGCGCGATCAGCCGGTTTTTCAGCGTGGTCTGACGCACTTCGGGGTTGGCAATCAGAATGTGCTTGATGTCGATGGATTCAATGCCTGCAATACGGCCTTTCTTGAACCGGGCCAGGATGGCGGGCGTGCAGAAACCCATGAGGTCGAACTCACGCATCGGCATGGTGTGAATGTCGCCGTCGCCGCCCAGCACCACGTCGCGGAAGGCCTTGGCCAGTTCGGGGCGCACGGTTTCATCGTCACTGAATACCGACAATTCGCCTTTGCTGCTGTGCCAGGAATAGCGCACATAGACCGTCGACGAGTCATCCACGTCGGTGTCCTCGCCATTGATGATTTTCGGGTAATGGATGTGCTTGCCGTTGAATTTGGCCGACAGCGTGAAGATCAGCACCGGTGCATCGGGGGCATCACTTTCCCGATGGGCGAATGGCTCGACGAGGATGTCATCAGCCTTCACCTGCGGGAACAGTTCCGCCAAGCGTTGTTTCAAACTTTCCTCCGCAGCCCCGTCCAGTCCCGGCTGCGCACCTTTGGGTCCGAGGTAATGGCTGGAGTATTTTTCGCTCTGGAAGTGCCGCAGGACCTGCTGGCGTTGTTCGGCGTGCTCGAAGCGATTTTTCACGGAGCCTGACGTCGAATACTCCTGTTCCAGATACAGGTAGAGCGCCCGGCTGTATTTGTCGGACGGAGCCGCCAGAATGGCAGCATCATCGGGCCTACTTACATCCATCAGTTCCGTCACTGCCAACGCGCCATACTCGTCGACCAGCAATGTGATGCGTTCGGCGGCACGTTCGAGGCGAGCCTGTACTTCGGCCTCCATCTCGGCAACCAGTGCGAACAGCACATTGCGGGATGGAATAGGCAGCGAGCCTTTGGCCTCATCGGTCAGCGCCTGTACGGCAGGGAGTTCCTGACCATGCGCCGATTCCAGTAGCACCCGCAGCAGCATCGGGCGCTGCACTTTGCGGGTGAGGTGAACCAGACGCTCCAGATGCGGCAAAGTGCTGGGGCCGTTGTCCTTGCCGCGAGTCCGGGGTTTGCCATTTTCCGTCTCGGCAACCGCTGGCACGTTGCTGGATTGGATGTTGTTCAGTTCAGTTGTTGTCATACACGCCACTCCTTTAAGAAACAATGTGCGCGATTGCGCGAGAGGTTAATTAATCGGCTCAAAAAATGCCGACGCGAGGTCGGCGCGGAAGTTTTGAGGTTCGTTGTTCAGCGCACTGCAGCCCCCGGTCGGGTCAGGCCGTAGCGCTGCAAGCGCACCTGCACAAAGCGCGGGTTGACGCCAAAGCGCATGGCCAATGCCCGCTCCAGAAATTCCATATCAGTGGGGGATGTGGCGGTGAGGTGCAGGCTGGCACCGGGGATCTCTGGATCAAGAGAAGGCCCACGATGCACACAGACGTTGTATTCCCGAGCCAGTTCCTCTGCTGCTGTGCTCAACAGTTGGCGCGGCACCAGCAGTGACCCCATGAACTCGTTGGCGCGCAGCTCGGCAAAATGCACTTCTGTCGCCAGTGCTGCTGCAGGGGCTGTTGGTACTTTCGCCAAGTGTTCGCTGTCCGGCGTGGTGGTGCGGTAGGCACGCTGCCCACATGGTTCAAAGGCGTCGAACAGTCCCGGCCCTTTACTGCCGTCCATGATCCAGCCTGGCGCATCGAACACCGCGTGTCCGAGTTCGTGGGCCAATGTGCTGAGGGCAAGAAGTTCACTGAGTTTTTCGCCGACCGGCGATACGCACACCATCGCCGTATCCGGGACACCGGGGTCGTACTCGCAGATCCCGAATACGTGGTTGCCATCCTCATCATGCACCTCGCACTCGGTGCTGACCTCGAGCGCGAAGTCGATGCTGTTGATTTTCAGGCGGTCGATCTGCCGCAAAGCATCGAAGGCAATGGCATCAACACCGACGCCCACTAGCTGCTGGCGGGCCTGTGCGGCGATGGCTTCGATCTCAACGTGCTTGATGAATTTGGGGCGCTTGCGGTCGCAATGCCGGTAGTCGAGGGTCAGAACCGGCATTCACTTTTTCTCCGTCACTTCCCGGCGGTACATCCGCACCACGCTGGCCACATCTTCGCGCATGTCTGGCGGCAGACGACTGGCTTCGACGAAAGCGTCGTCCGGGTCGATACCCAGAATCTCTGCAGCCCTGCGGATCAGCTCGTCCTTAGGCGGCTTTTCCATGTTGCGCTCGATGCGAGACCAGTAGGCAGGTGAAATCTCAAGCTGACGCGCGAAGTCGTTCATCTGTATCTGCTTCTCTTCGCGCTTCTTGCGAATGAAGTCTCCGAAAGGCATGGCTTTTTCCTAATTGCGTAATTGGTTAATTTTGAGATCATAGAGCCAAGATGTGTGCGGGTCAACTGTTTCGTAAACGCGCAATTTTTTGCTCCGATTACCCTGTATTGCCCTCCTGTCCGAAGGATCAGGTTCACTATTCCTGACGGTTGCTATTACCCGGAGCCCGTCATGAAGAACATCGAACTTGCATCTCCAGCAGAGATGTCCGCCAGCGCCCGCGCTGGCGAAATCGCCGCCATCCTTGCAAACGCCATTGTCCGCACCGCTGTTGCGGAAGCGCCCAAACAGAGAGAAGTTGGCCTTGGCTTCCTGCCCGACCAGCGCGTTCATACAACCCCCTATCAACAGGAGAAGTTGTGATGGACGAGAAACAAGCATCCGTCGCCGCGCAGATCGCGGCGCTGTCCAGCCTGCCCATCGCTGAGTTGTGGCCGGTGTGGGATCGGTATTTCAGCAGCCGGCCCATCAACCCCAACCGTGCCTTCATCGAGTCGCGCATCGCCTACAAGCTGCAGGAGGAGGCCTTCGGCGGTCTGTCGAACAGCACCCGCCAGCGGCTGGAAGCCATCGGTGCTAAGCACTCCAAGATCAAACTGCGGGCGCGTCCGCGTGACATCAACTTCGCGCCCGGCACCGTGCTGTTGCGCGAATGGGGCGACCGCGAGCACAAGGTGGCGGTTACCGCCGAAGGTCTGTTCGAGTACGAGGGCAGCACCTTCAAGAGCCTGACAGCCGTGGCCCGCCAGATCACCGGCACGCACTGGTCGGGCCCGCTGTTTTTCGGCCTGACCGGCAAGGCAGGTGCGCGATGAGCGACGCTGCACAGATTGCCTCGCCCAAGGCGCGCAAACGTTGCGCCGTCTACTGCCGGGTGTCGTCGGATGAGCGGCTCGACCAGGAATTCAACTCCATCGACGCGCAGAAGGAGGCTGGCCACGCCTACGTCGCCAGCCAACGCGCAGAAGGCTGGATTCCGGTGGTCGATGACTACGACGACCCGGGGTTCTCCGGTGGCAACACGGATCGCCCCGGGCTGAAACGCCTGATGGCCGACATCGAGCGCGGCCAGATCGACATCGTGGTGGTCTACAAGATCGACCGCCTGACGCGCAGCCTTGCCGACTTCTCCAAGATGGTCGAGGTGTTTGAGCGCCACGGTGTGTCGTTCGTGTCGGTCACGCAGCAGTTCAACACCACCACCTCGATGGGGCGGCT